CCTTCTCTCAAACTCATCTGCGTAAGAATCTGCTTGACTAATATTTTCATCATTTACAAAATCATTTATGGATTCTCTAAAATCTTTATCTAATTTTGTCAAACCAGCGTTGACTCTCTCAGTCTCATCGGTTATTTGTTTTCTTTGTTCACCAAAATTGAAATTCTTAAATACACCCAAAGCATTTGATATGGCAGTTCCGATAGCACCCAAGAATGCCATTATTCCATCCAAAAACGATCTCAGAACCCCTACTACTCTTTGTATTAATTTGAATAATCCTCTTATTTTTTCTATAATCATAGGTAAATTATTTACTGCCCAACCAAGTAATACAATACCTAAAAAATCTAGTAATCTACCGAGAAATCCTCTTGTGCTTCTGGTTACTATATTTCCCTCTTTTTTTGCTACCCCAGTTACTGATGATGCTTCTAGTTCATCCTCTCGATCTTTTCTTCTCACATTTTCTCTTCTTCTTGCAAAAAATTCACCATCTTTTCTGATTAGAGTTCTCTTAAATAAATTTCTTTCTTTTGTTTGTTTAACAATATCTTCAGATTTTTGTTTTGCACTAGATATTCCTTTCGTAAAAGAACTTACAGTTTTTCTTATAGAATCAATACTTATTGATGATTTGCGGAGTGAATTTCTTCTTGAACTTATTGACATCTTTTATACCCCATATGTCGCTGTTGCAAATAAAGTGTGAGGATTATTATTATCGAAATTAATACTTGGAAGTGGATTTGATTTAGATGATTCATCACCACTCATGGCAACCTGTGGACTTTGGTTTGATTGTAGCATAGGTATATTAACAACTGTCGGTTTACCTTCATTAACTTCAGATATATTTGTTGCTACCTCTGAGTTATTTTTGGCAACTGGTGTTATACTTTCCTCAATTCCTTCATCACTATCAGATGATACTAAATCTTCTGTTTTTAATTCACGAATATTCTCCTCTTTTTTATTAAATCCAAATAATCTTCCAAATAAAAATTTAATTCCTTTATAAAGTCTCTTAAGTGCAAATTCACCTACTAAACCACCAATTAAAGCACCGACAATAGGAATAGGAATTAAAGCTTGACCAATGGCAGCACCAGCAGCAAATCCAGCAGCACCAGCAATTGCATTATCTACCTTTTCACCACTGGCTAATTCTAATATAAAAGTGAGAAAAGGACCACCAAGTTTTCCTAATAATCTACTTGCAGCACCTTTTAAAAATGAAGCGATTCCTTTTTTAGCACCAGTTTTTGCTACTTGCTTAGCTACTGTTTTACCACCTGTTGCTGCTGTTTTTGATCCAAAGAATCCTTTTATTTTATCAACACTTCTTCCAAAGAATCCTTTTACTGTTCCATCAGGTAAAACATTACCTTTTGGCATACCACCTGATGGAGTTATTTTTTTTAATCTATTATATTCAGCTAATTGCTTTGGAGTCATTCTAGACAAATCAGGATCTCCAGCCGCTATTTTTCTAAATGATTTAATTTCTTCAGCAACAGATGTAGTTACTACACTACCACCAGCACCAGCGACAGCACCACTAACAGTACCACTACCAGCTCCTGCCAAAGCTCCACCAATTCCACCACCAATTATTTGCCCTAGAACTCCTGATATTAATCTTCTTACCCCTCTAAAAGCACCCTTTAGTATACCACCGAATGCAACTCTTGCGACTGTTCCAACAAATCTTGAAAGTAAATTAATTGTAACACCTATTCCAACTTGTAACGCTGTAAATGCACCACCAATAACTAAAAGACCTTTTAGAAATTTATTTTTATATTCATTTATTTTATCTACATTACCCTCTGCCATCGCTTGAAGCAGATCTATACCTGATGCTGTTAACCATCCACCAGCAATTATAAGAAAAAAGTCTTGAAGTCTTGCAAGAATACCTCTGGTTTTTGCAGCAACTCTTCTTAGAGGAGAAGTTAATGCAGTTTGTATTTTTCTCTCTAGAGTTCCTTCTTTACCCTCTCTCAATCCTTGCTCTGCTAATATTCTTTCTCTATTTCTTCTTGCTGCTTCTCTTTGTCTTTCTAAATTATCACTTACTGCTAAATTTTCCTTAATACCATTTAAAGAAAAATTAAGAGATGCTATTTGTGATGAAACACTTTGAAGTTGTTGTGATATACTTGTTAATGCTAATGAATTTTGACTTAATAAATTAGTTGTTATAGGATCTGGTTTTGGTTGAACAGGTTCCTGTCGTTGCACTGGTCTAAAAACACTAGAAGATACCGACCTTCTTACGGCTCTTATACCTCCTGCGATTGGTGATCCAAAATCATCCATTTGATTCTTGCTGTGCTTTTAGGTTTTCTTCTTCAACATACTGCTGGAGTAATGAAACATAAATTTCTCTCTCCCACGGTATCATGTTCTCTAATTCAGTCAAACTATATTTATGGTGCTGCATCATGGCAAAATTTAACTTGTAGTATGACACAAGATCTTCATGTGCCATACTTATCCGAAAAAATTCTGCAGCCCCTCTAGTACAATTTCACTTTCAACTTTTGTATTTGGATTCATTACTTTAACTGTATGAGATAACTTTGGCATTGTATCAAAAAACTTTTCAATATCTTTGAATTGAGCAGAATTTAATTGTTCAATGAACTCTGTTAACTCTTTCTTAGTACAATCTTCTTGTGTCCAAGATTCCTCTTCTGAGTATACCTGATCAACACAAGATGCAATGAGATCAAAAGTATCATCAACCTTCAAATCTTCAGCGGTAAAATTACTCTTTATAAATTCTGATAATGATGGATATCTCATTCTTAAAGTGAATTGATCATCCAACTTTATGTCAGGATTATGATCATCAGACTTTTTAATTTGAATAGAATCTATATTAATAGACATTGGAACTTGTGTTTTCCCATCATCTGGGCAAGTAACCATCACTTCGATATCTTCTCCAACAGACTTACCACGAATATTCAGAAACAAATATTCAATATCAAAAGTAGAAAGTTTATCAACTTTGATGCCTCTTGTTAATATACAATTATTAATTACAGATTTAATAGCATTCGTTATCTGTTTCTGATCTTCAGACTCCATAGCTATGATCAAAATTTTCTCTTCTTTTACTAAAAATGGTCGATATTTTATTTTTCGATCAGAAGAAGGTAAAACCAACTCATATGTCGGTGTTGCAATTTTTGGTAATGGCATAATGTTTATAACACTTCAGTATTTTTATTTATAGCACTTTTTGAAAACCCTACAGACCAAAAATTTTACGGAGTTTTTTTTGCCCGATTTTTGGAATTAAAAGTTGATTTTCGTTTAGATAAAAGCTAACCTTTGTCGAAGATTTTCACTTCTTCCTCTATTAAATGATAAACTTGTCTCCTTTCCTGCAATATATCTCTCATAACTGAATGTCACACTTGCTCGTAACACATCAGAGCTACCATATTGCACTGGTGTGGATGAAAAATTAATTGGGAATAGTCCAAAGAAAGTATACTCGATTTCTGAACGATAGTCAATATTGAACTTTACAATTTTTGTTTTGTCACACTTGTATCCTGAGTCTCCACGAGGATATCTCATACGATAGAAGTAACCTAAATCTCTTTTATCAACAGCACCATTCTTTTCAGAACCACTTGAAATATAATCTATCCAATGCTCAAATAATTTAATCATCTTATAATCTTTATCAACATAAAATTCAAGTGTTAACTCTGTAAATATTCTTGAGTGTGCAAACTTTTCCTGAACACCTGTAAAATTACCAAAAATATCACTTGTTCCCAGTGAACTACCAGGTATGGATGCAGAACTACACAATAATCCAGCATTCTCTGTGATAAATCTTCTATTAACTCCTTTTGTTCCAAGAAATCTAAAAAGGTCTGGTGACAAACCATCAAAAAACACCTGATAATGAGATGTTTGTGCTACATTCGTCAGTATTGGTTTTATATCAGCTATTTTCTTAGGACGAACCATCTAAATACTTTATATTTTATCTTATATC